GGGAGGAATTGCGATAGAATCGGAATTAGCCATGTTTCTACACCTTTGTCTGAGAGAAATGTGGTCAGAGCGGCATCGCAACTAGAATTGCGATGCCGCTCACTATTATTACAAAATCAACTGGCGGCGTAAACTGACGTAAGCAGCCTTTAGAAACGAGACCATATTATGTTTTCATCAGCCAAAGCCGATATCGTTACAGACGCTAGCGGCGATGCGACGGTTTACCTGACTCACGGCGAGAGTCGGAAGCCAAACGGATTTCTAGTTGTGCTGAAGTACACTCCAGGCACTATTGCCACTGGAGCGGACTTGACCATTACCGGCGAAACGAGCGGAATTCCGATTCTGACCAAAGTGGATGCTGGCACCAGTATAGTGTTCTGGTATCCGCGTGCATTGCTTAACGCCGTGGCGGACGGAGCAGCCTCCACAAATCCAAGCGAATTTATTCCGATTAAGGACGAGCGAATTAAAGTTGTCATTGCCCAAGGTGGGAACGCCGGGGCAGGTTCAATTGAAGCAATTTTCATAAACAATCCACCGTACTAAAAACAATCCACTGTTACTAAAAACCGTTTTTTCGAAGGAGATAGTCATGCCAGGTGGAAGTGCCCATAGAATTTTGAACACGATTAAAGATGCAGACCATGTGTTGCCAGATCCAGGTGCTGGTCGCAGGATTGAGACGCAGGAAGATTTGCAAATATGTGAGTTGGTGACGGCTGCCGCAGAGGCACGCACGCTTTCCAATCCAACTAAGGCTGGAAATCGTCTTACGCTACGGATGAAAACAGATGGTGGCGATTGCACGGTTACGGCAGCCAATGGGCTCAACGTAGCTGGCAACACGACCGCGGTGTTTGCTGATGTTGGCGACCAACTTGAATTGATCTCCGTATCTCATACGACTGGATTCCGATGGGAAATACTGGTCAATACAGGCTCGGTTGCTCTTTCCTAATCGGAGATTGCTTAGCAAAGGTATGACGTGGCGACTAAGGAAATTCAGTGGCCTGCTGGTGTCAATCGTGGCCAATCTTTCCGTCAGGAAGTTGGCAAACGGGAGCGCTATACCGCGCCGTGGGCGCTGAATGTCCGCACGGAAGATTTTCAATCGCGACTACGCGGCGGCTCGTGGACTCCCGTAGCTGCTGCGGCTACCGTAGGCGTCGTGCATTCTGGCGGTTATGTGGTTGCGACTCCAGGTTCGAATGCGCCAGGGTCTAGCAGCAACGCAGACTGCATCTACCGAGATCGGTTCGTTAGACCTGTCAGCCAAGCTATATGGGCGAGTCGGCAAGGGACGTACACTGACTGGGCGATGAGTGCCGACCTAAGCGATGTTGGTCGCCCATTTGTGATGCAGTTGTCGGAAAGTGGGGAACTAGGCGGAAACGTCGTAGCCTTAATCCCCCACAAGGACGCCTATATGCTTGCAGCGACTGCCGGTTCGCTCTGGGTGGTTCGAGGCGACCCAACTGCAGATGGCGGCATGCAGAATATTTCAAGAGACGTTGGTATTGTTGGTCCTCGGGCATGGTGTCGCGACCACCTTGACCGTTACTACTTTCTGTCTTCGCACGGGCTCTACACGGTGTCGGCAAGTGGCGATGGCGTTCAGGAATTGTCCGAGGATGTCATTCCACAAGAGCTAACAGGTGTCACAGACGAAGACACGGTATTGGAATATGACCATGCAACTCGAGGCGTGCGTATTTACATTCCAACGGCATCGGTCAATTGGTTGTTCGAAACAGACCAGAAAGCGTTTTGGCCATTCAAAGTTGGTTATGCTGGTTCGCACGTTGCGATAGGTCCGCTACAGATGAATGATAAGCAGTCGCACGGAAGATTGCTGATGATGCACGGAATTACGGCAGCTAGCAGTGCAGACGTGACTTGGAGGGTTTTGGTTGCCGACACGGCGGAACAGGTCAGCGCAAACGCAAAGGCGGCTATCGAAACTTTGGTCGCTGCCGGAACGCCGACGAACATTCACAGTAGCGGTGTCTGGACGGCTGGAATCAATCATCGAAGCTATCCTCGCGCCAGGGGTTTGTTTATGATCCTCCTGTTATCTTCCAGCGGCACTTGGGGCTGGGAGGGTGCTGTGTGCTTTATGGAACCGAGCGGGAAGTGGAGATAGGGATATGCCAGACGTACCAGAAATACCAGAACAGGATCTTGGGCAGGGCATTCCGCCAATCAATGTGCCCTACGTTCTTCCGGCGATAGCCAATCCGTTCCTAAGTGTTTGGTGGAGTACGCAGACTGTTAGCCAAGTCCCAGAAAACGTTATGGGGTGGCTGGTTGCGCAAGGGTACGAAGTTACTGGCATCACCCAGGATACAACAACAGTCCCGCCGACCAATTATTTCGCGTTGACTCGTGAGGGCATGAAGCCTTTAGAGGTTCTTCTTAGTCTGTGTAACAGCTACACAATCGCGGCCAATGAAGCGAGGGAGGCTAATCAGGTCCGGTACAATCAGGTAGTTACCAACTGGGTTGAGATGATCGAGACTTCGCACGACCAGTTCGATGCGCAGACAACGGAGCAGAATGCTCAAGCCGGAATATTTCTGACCGACTTAGACGCATACATGGATGCGATTGAAACGCTCATTGAGGACAATCAGACGCAGATTGTTGCTGATGCACTGTCGGCTAAAATCGCTTTAGAGTACATGGACGGTAGGCTGACCGAACTGGAAACGAATGCGGCAGCCAGTGCAGTCATTATCAACGGCTTGTTGTCGGGTCTAAGTACCAACGTCAATACTTACGTGTCGGAAATCAGCGTTATACTTACTTCTCTAGATGCTGATTACCTCGCAGTTGAGGCGGATCTAGAAGCGATCAAAACGAGCGCTGGAACTCTTGGCAATGAGTTTGCTACCAATTACCAAGCGATACTGGATTATCTTGAAAGCGACTACTTGAGTCATGAAGGTTTATCTAGAGGATTTCTAGACGACCTTGGAACAACCGAGCGTGCCAGAATAAACGAGGAGTTTGCGGCGAGGCTGTCTGTGCAATTGCAGCAGTTGACGACTCGTGGATTATCTACCTCAACTCTCATAGCAGATATCACAGAGCGCAATCATCGTGACAGAGACGAGCAAATCCAGGCACTTAACGACCGACTGATGCGGGAGAAGTTAGGCAATCAGCACCAGTTGTATCAGCAGCAGTTCGGTATGCGAACTAGGATGATGGATGCGCAAACCCAGTTGTATTCGGTTCGGCAGGAAGTGTTGAAATATCAGGCGTCGCTAATCAGCGGAGTTTATGCGCTACTGCAAGAAACCCGCAATCGAATTATGGCAGGCAAACAAGCGATTCTGTCTGCCAGGGACGCCAATGCGAGACTTGGAATAGAAGTCAACTCGACGCTGCTTCAACAGTTGCAAACAGCGTTGACTGGTGTTCTCGGAGGGAAAGAGCGATTCGGAACGCTACTAATGCAACTCGCTAACACCCTGGCTGAGCACAAGCACAAGGCAATCATTGAGAGAATGAATACCGCAGCACAACGGCTTGATGGGTGGAAGTCTGTTTCCGCAGAAAACAGAGCTTTGCTCGCCTATCAACTTGACGAGAGAAACAAGCTGCTGATCGGTTTGTATTCTTTTGTGGAAAGGCGCGACGACGAGGGTCCGCGCTGGGAAGATCAAGCAAAAATGATCGCAGCGCTTGGGGACAGCGGTGGGGGTTGGTTGACTCCCTAGGTGACACTGTGTAGCTGGATTAACTAGAGGTGTAATGTTTAACAACTTGTTCTATAGTCCAACCTTGTTCATCAAGTCGTCTCGCGATAGTGCGATGGGTGACTCCGAGTCTACGCGCCCACTCTCGCAGCCCCCAAGTTTCTCCGTTGTCGCTCAAGAGTCTCGTTTTGCGTGTATTCTGTCCTTGCTCCATGGTAGTCGCCCATTTGCAATTTCCAGGTTCATAGTTGCCGTCGTTGTCGATGCGTTCAATGCTATGCTCTGGGGAAGGCTTCTTGCCCATGTCTTGCAGGAATTGAGGAAAAGAATTGCGCCACTGTTCGCACATAATTATTCCGCGACCTCCGTACCAGTGATAACCGGTATCGTTCGGGTTGTAGCACCTCGCCTTCATTTCGCTCCAAGAACTGTATTCCGTCGTTTTATATCCACCACCAGCACTGGCGCGGTGGCATCCGCAAGACTTGATGGACTTCTTTTTAAGATCGCCACGAGCCACGACAGCGGTGTTACCGCACTCACAGAGGCACTTCCAGCGAGAATCACCAGAGTTGGTGTTGCCAGCGAACTCGATCACCGTGAGCTTGCCGTATTTGCCGCCAACTTCGTCAGTGCGGTTTTTGCTGCACCCGCAAGACTGAACATTACCGGCGCTAAGAGAACTTCTACTGATGATCTTTTCCGTACCGCACTCGCATTTGCAGTTCCAGTAAGTGCCTGCTTGACTTCCAAGCCTGTTCCCTGCGTAGTTAATTACTGTCAGTTTGCCGAACTGTTTTCCAGTAATGTCTTTTGTTTTACGAACAGCGTCTGTAGAATTACCCGTAGACATGATTCAACTCCTCCTGAAAGTTGGATTGTGATAGAGCCGAATCGGTCAACCACGACTGCTTCGGCTCGTTTCATTTTAGCGTAACTTAAACAAACTTGCAAAGGAAGAATCGACATGGCTAATCCAACCTCGCTGCCCGGTGACTTAATCGTGGCAGGCAACATTCGCCTAAATGGTACGCTATCGCCCGCAGTAGCTAAAGCCAACATCTTGGCACTGGCAGAACTGCAATCGTTCCCTATTCCACTAACGGACTTCCGAGTGTGGGATGCGATGGCAACGCTACTTCCGTCAGCGGGAGCCAGCGACGATCTAGGGCTTGTTGGCGGAACGTTTGGAACAGCAACACCGTCATTGAGAACCCAAGACTGCAAAACTCTCACGAACAGCAACTATGCCAGAGTTTTGATTCAATTGCCATGGGAATACGTGGCTGGTCAAACCGTTACATTGCGTTTCAAAGCCGGGATGATAATTACAATCTCCGATACCACGGCAACTCTGGATTGCGAGGCTTATAAACTCCAAGCGGATCCGGACGACGCAATTGGTTCTGATCTTGTCACCACGGCTGCGACGACTATAAACAGCCTTACTTTCGCAGACGTCGATTTCACTGTAACCCCATCTGGGCTATCTCCTGGTGATATTCTGGATGTGCGGATCAAGACGGCTATCGTTGATGGTGCCTCAGCTACAGCAGTTATTGCTGGGATAACGAGTTGTAAGCTTTTAGCGGACGTTCGGTAACGCATGCAACTTGTGACGTTATGTCACAAACATCCAGGAGCGTTCTGAATGTACAACAAGCGCAATCGTCGTCATCCGACCCCAGGATATGGGATACCACCCCCATACAATCCGATCCATGGGGATAATGCTAATCTACGCCAGGATGGTATCAGCCCGTACTGCGCGATGATGCAGGTAGCAGCAGAAGACACTTACGACGACTACGTTATTTGCCGTGGGTTCGATCCACGAATACTGAAGTTTATTGATTATGCAGAAGGAGACGCAAACAAACCAGGGATTTCTGTAGCGAAGCCGTTTGGGAAGCGAACAGTTGGGACATACCAGATTGCAGAAGTCTATCCAGCCTTTCTGCCAACGCAGGGTAATACTGACTTTT